GCAGCCGCGTTAGCGAATACCCAGACTCCCTGCATGAGATATCCGTTAGTGTCTGCGGCTGTGAGAACATCACCTGTGGCGAATGTCTTAAAGCCTTGTCCTGCTGCCATATGTTCTCCTTAGTAAGACAAAGTGCTAGTACCTAGCACTCCGTAAAGTGATGAGTCAAGTATAAACGAATCTATAATTGGTTCAAGCGTTGTGAGTGTTGTTTTCCAGTTACTTGGCTTGATGTCGTGTGACACGCCGAATACCTGCAAAGTCTTGGTTAGGGTCGATGAACCCGGTTGAGTTGTGGTTACTGTAATTGGATCAAAGAAGTCAAGATCCAAAGCGGCAGTAATGCCAGCATCGTAATTGGCAGTGTATAAATCCAAAGTAACTGCATCGCAGCGGATTGAAGTTTCTTGCCTAGAGGCTAAGAATGCTTGTGCATTGTTAAGAGCTTCTGTGTCCGTTTCCATCAAAAGGTTCTGCTCTTGGTATGAGTGCAAGAAATACTTATCGATCGAATCCTGATTGCTGGCTACCTGAGCTGTGCCACCTGTACGAGTGATGCTGACTTTGTTAAATACCAGAGTATCGTCTAGTTTCCAAACAGCATTGTTATATGAAATTCCAGTGCCATTGTCGTTAAAATCAACTGGAGTGCCAGCCACACTAGATGAAGTAAGTTGGCGGTCTTGGAAAACTAGGTTTCCCAATCCGTCCATATACAAAGAACCATATTCAGTGCTCGTGACTGTCTGCATTGCACCAAGGGAAGTTCTAAGAGTGCCTGGGTCTGCTTGAACTGTGGTTTGCCCAGTATCGATGTCGCGCATACCAGCAGGCCAGCCGATTGAATCAAGAATCTTGCCAATTCTAGTGCCAGTAGTTTGACCTGCTGGAGTTGTTGCCACTGTGGTTATCTGGGCATTCTGAAATAATCTAAATCCGTCAACGGCTTGGATTGTAGTGTAAACGATTTCACCCACATCTTTAGGAGTAGTCGTATTAAAGCTGGTTATGTAACCTGCAAAGATTGGGTAAGTCGTTCCATTCCAAGATGCAGTGATAGTTACCTTACGCATTGGTGTCAAAAGTTCATAGTAGGGCGAGGCTGGGTTCATCGGATTGAAGTCACCGTTTTGATCGATGATGCGAAGGCTCATTGTGCCAGTCTGAAATACATCTGAAAGAGCTGTGCGACCACGATTGGTTTTGATTGAATCAACTAAGTTGGAAACATCGACTGTAACCGCTGTGGTATCAGCAAGAGCATTAACGCCCAGAACGCCTGAATCAAGAATCATAGGCGATGCAAAGCCAGCACCTGTTGAGAAGTTGATAATGGCGTTGATTACTGGGATTGTCATTTATTACCCATTATCGGGAGCTGCGCCCGGACGGTAGGTGTTAAAGCCATTTGTGTTGCCAATAACTATTGCATCATTCACAACCTTGACAATGTCGTCCTGTGTAAGAAGAGAACCTTCCACATTAACATTGACAGTGACATTTGAAGATGAGCTAGAACTACTGGTTGGAATAACAGGGAACATGTTTTCTAAGTCAAAGAATGATGATGGTACATATACAACTGGCTCGGTTAAAACACTGGTGCTGCCGCCAGCACCAGCACCAGCCTTACCTGCACCACCAGTACCACCACCAGCAGCAGCCGCGGCAGCAGCAGCCGCGGCAGCAGCTTTGGCAGCTTCATCTATATTACGATCTTTACTTTGATTAGGGTTGAAAGTTAAACCGCTGCCCACTGGCATTCCAGCAATCTTTCCAAGAAGAAGGGCAATACCTTCTAGACTTGTTAGTGTGGCAGCAAATGGATCTGGTGCTGGCTTAATGTTAATGATCTGCGCACTTAACTTAGCAGTTGCTATTTGTGAAGCTTCTAGCTTCTTTTGTAGGCTGTCAGCAAGATCATCGTTCTCATTGAGAATTGCTTGCTGTAACTCTAAGCGTAACTTTTCTTCTTTTGTAATTTTCCCTTGAAGAGCAGCATTGATTTGAATCTTATCCATGTCGAACATGGCAGAAGCCTTGGCTAGTTTGTCAGACTTTTGCTTGGCTGCTAGTTCTTGCTTGGCTAACTTAGCACGATCAGCAGCAGCTTTGGCCTCGGCTTTGCGTAGTGCTTCAGCGTTCTTCTTTTCTAATTCTGCTTGCTTCTTTTCTTCAGCTTGGGCTGCCTTGTATTTGGTAAGGTCAAAGCGTTCGCCAAACTTCAAGCCACTAGTCTGATCAAAGAAGTCTGTGGACTTTTTGCCTAATGCATCGAATTTGGCATCGAGTCCATCCAGTGAAATGCCGACCGCTGTGATGATAGCGATGATGCCAGCAGCGGCTGCGATACCGCCAAAAGGGTTTAACACGAATGCTTGGGCGATTGCAGTGGTCAACGCAACCACTCTAAGAGCCTTCATGGCCTTTGTAACGCCACCAAGAATCTTGATCGTGCCATTCACACCAGCCTGAATCTTACCTAGTGTGAACAAGGCTGCAAAGGCTATTCCGACTGTCTTAATGACAGGTAAGAAGTCCTTGACTACTTGGCCTAAGTTGCGGATTGCTTCCCCCGCATTAGTGCCAAAGTCAATAATCTTTTGTTGCAATACTTCAATGTCTTGTGATCCTGTTGCAACCATAAGCGCATCGATCAAGCCTTTACCGATTGACTCTTTGGCTTCATCGATCGCCACATTAATACGGGCTAACTTGCCAGCAAAGGTATCGGCAGCAACAGCAGCACCGCCACCAAAGATGTCATTGAATCGAGCCATGATCTCAGTTGCAGACATGGTTTTAAGTTCAAGCTGTGTAAGGCCAAGGGCATATTTTCTTAGGCCTTTTGTGTTACCAAGTTGAGCAGCAGCCAAATCAGATACAACAGTATTAAGATCAATGCCACTAGCTGCACTAATATCCATTGCAAGGGTTAAAGCATCTTGGGCAGCACTGACTGAGCCAAGAGTCTGAACTAGTTTCGCCATGGCCGGACGAAGCTCAGAATCAGACACACCTGTCGCGAGTTGCATTTGAGATATGAAGGCTTCGACTGATTGGGTAGCCATGCCAAAGCCAAGGTTCTGAAGTGTGTTAGCAAGTAACTTGGCAGACTTTTCTTCTTCTGCAAATGCTTTGATTGCCTGATTAGTTAGGGCAAGGATTGATCCACCGATTAAGGCTTTCTTTAAGGTGCGACCTAATTTTTCAATAGACTTCTCAGTCTGATTAAATGCCTTCTTGCCAGTAAACTCGGCAGCAATATCAATGACAATGTTAGAGGCCATTACTTCACCACCTTAGATTGGCTTTCAAAGTTGCGGTTAGCATTCTCGATGGCTTTAAGAACGCCATCTCGGGCTTTGCCTTGGTTCTCTTCGTAGGCGCGGAATAACACGCGGCCTTGCATCTTGTCAGTACCCTTCATCGATGATGAATACTTGTTGTTTAAGTTTTGCACAAATCGACTATTGGGAGTTTTACGACCAGCAGTTTCATAGATAGCACCAGCTGCGCTTTTGTTAAACAAGCGCGCTAGCGATCTAAATCCTCGGCGATTAGCCTTGCTTGGCGTTGTTTTGTAACCAATACCAGCTTTAACAATCTTTGGAGTATAGGTAGGGAAAGTGCCTTGGCTCTCTGGTCTAGGTAACCAGTTACTAAGGATTTGGGACTCGCTTGGCGCGTAACCGCGAGCAGTCTTTGCGACTGGCTTTAGAGCGAGTCCCATTTCCTTCGGTAATGATTTAGCTAAAAGAGGTGAGTAGTTGCGAAGGGCTTTACGCAGTGCGATTGCGCCCTTTACTTCTACTGGCATCTTTTATCTCCTTGTTTCGGTCTTTCATAGCTTGTAATAAAGCCTTGAACATTCTCGAATCAAGTTCGAGCAAGTCGTTAGGCGCGATCCTTGTTTCCAAACTTAATCTTGCAACTAAGTAAGTAAATGAGTCACGCCCTATAATTCCGGGTCGTCATCTAGAACTTCCACTTTTACAAGTGTGTCTAGGAACGCTACCCCGAAAGGCTTAACTGTTTCGCTAGTTCCTTCAAAACTACGACGCAAACATTCCCACGCAAGATAGTAGACATCTGACTGAGATTCTTTCTCGCGAAAGGCTTTGTGAAAGCCCATCTTTGCATGGTTCTCGAATGCGTATTCGATTGATGGCGTGATCTGATGCTCAGATACAGTGCCATCGGTTCTAGTGATCTTTAGCTTTGCCATTTCTTTTAGCCCTTTTCTTTAGTAGTTAGATTATGCCCAAGTACCAGTTGAAGCAGTTGTTGTCTTGCTGTTGCAAGTAAAGGTTAGATCCATCATACCTTCATCGCCAACCGCGCCGTTAATGTCTGTTAAGTTATCAATCAAGATTGTGCCTGTGTAAAGCAAGTTAGTTGCTGATATTGCGACATCTGACATTTGAATTGCTTGCCATGCAACAGTTGTTCCATAAGCAGCCTGAAGGGTTGCTAGAACATTTGCTGCTGCTGTGTCGTTCAAGAATGACACTGTAAGTGTGTCTGCTGAAAGTCCGGTAACGAACTTATGAGCTGTGTCGCCCATTGCAGTTACTTCGATCTGATCTGATACACGATTAAGGGTAAATGCGGTTACATGGTCAGAAAGATTAACAGTAGCAATCTTTAAACCGACCTTATTATTTAGAAAAATTGCCATGATTATTCTTCTTCCTTCTTAGTAGTTACTGGCTTTGGTGCTGTTTCGGTGATCTGACCAATCTTCTTCAAGAAGGCTAGATCCTCTGGTGTTAGGTCTGACATATTAACTCCAACTTGTTAGGATTGATAC